CTACTCTTACCTTATCTTCTGGTAGAGGTGTTGGTACAGGCGATGGTGGTGATCTTGTTCTTCAGACAGCGGGTGCGAATGGTGCGGTTCTTGCTCCTGTCCTCACTCTAACTCATTTAAAGAAAGCAACCTTCGCTGGAGACATTGACTTCTCAAACGGAACTATTCTCGGTGCTTCTGTAGGAAATACCCACTCAATGACTCTTGGTGGACACACAGGTTCGACTGTAATCACAGCAGGAGATCTTACAGTAACAGGTAATACTTTAGACTTCGGTAGTGGTGCGACCATCGTTAATACAGATAACGCTACTCTTACCATAACCGAAGCTACAACAGCTATAGTTGGGAACTTAACTGTCTCAGGTGTGATTCAAAATAGCAGTGCGGTCTCGACCTCCTTGCTCTTTAAAGACCCAACTGTTTATCTTGGTTATCAGAGTACGGCTGATGATAGAGATGTTGGTTTTGTGGGTGCGTATGGAGATACAAACTCTGCCGACTACTTAATGGGTATGGTTTATGAAACCGCAGACACCGCAGGTGGTAAGGGTGGTGTCTTTAAGGTTTTTCATGGTAGAGCATCTGTAGCAGAGCCAGCGGATACTTATGCTGTTCCTGATGGAGATCTTTCTACTGTGGATCTCGGAACGCTTCGTGGTGGTTCTGCTCTTGGTGCAGATAATACCGCAGGTACTACTCTTACGATCAGTGGTGGTGCTTCCACAGGTAATGCCACAGGTGGTGCGATTGAGTTTAAGACAGGTGGATCAGCCGATGGTGGAGCGTCAGTAGAAAACGCTCGAACTCTTGCTATGACTATTGAGGACGATCAAGAAGTCACCATTGATTCGGGTAGTCTTACAATCACTAAAACTACAGGGCTTACAGGAGATGAAGGAGCAAGTAACAACCCATTACTTGCTACCAACACTAAGTCTTTCCAAGTGACAGCAACAATAGACACTGCAATTGCAGATGACGCACACTCAATCGATTTTCTTGTGAATAATACCTCTGCATTATCCACAAGCGTAATCCTCGCTACTTGCCAAGACAAGAATGTTGAGGTTTATGCACACACTATCGTTAATGCAACTAGCTTTAAGTTTTGTGCTGTAAATCGTACAGGTGGAGAACTTTCCGCAGATGCAACTCTTGTTATCAACTTTGTAATCCTCTAAGGAGAATAAAGAGAGAGAGACTTAATCCTACAAGCGATAACTGGACTGTTCTGATGTAGGGGTAATGTAAACCCCAACCATCACAATATCTCTTGATGTCGCTTGTAGGGCTAAAGATAAACGAACCTCTTATGGTATCGACCAAACCCCCTCCAACTAATATGATCCAAAAGAGATCTAAGTTATAAGTGAAGGGGAACAGGAAAAGAGCGATTGCGTCTGGGATTCGTGGAGCGAAAGAGATCTTAGTTTTTTCAGCTTTGGTCATGGTTTTTTCAAACTCATAACTGACAGAGGCGAACACAAGTCCAAGTCGAGGATGGGTATGAGGATAGATCTTCATGGAGTAAGACTTGACTCCTACGAGTTTTTTAGCGGTTAGCAGGTGAGCGTACTCGTGTATGTATGCCCAGAGGAGGTAGGATAGTATAGCGTATAAAAGAAACATGGGAACTCCTTTTTGTGTAGATTTGTAGGGTTCATGGTAATATAGGTTGCGATTTTTAGTTTGTTTATAGGTAGAGTATAAATAACCTAATCTACATTAATGGAGAATAAATAAATGAGTGACTTTACATTCAAAAAAGGGACCTTCGTTCAGCTCAAGGCAAACTCAACCATTCATCTTGGTCGCCTTGAGAGGAACATCTATGAGGGAGACATCGTTGACTTTGACGGCTTCTCACTCAAGTTCAACGGACAAAATACAGATATGCCCGAACTTAAGGCAGGTCTTAAGCGAGGGTGGCTAACACTTGTTGAGGAGGGTGTGAGTGATCCTGTAGCAGAAGTTGCACCTGCACCTGCACCTGCACCACCTAAAAAAGCAATGCCTATTCAGACCGTCTATGATGAGGAAAGAGCTGTTGCAGAGGTTAAACCAAAAAAGGTTGCTAAAACTAAGAAGTTCCCTCTCGTTGTGGAGAACCAAGATAACGACATTCGACCTGTTGCTAAGGTGGTGAATAAATCGGGAGCAGAAATTGCTGGTGCTTCAAGTGCAGGTGATGGTGTCGCAGAGTATCAAGGGGCTAAATCTGTGGGTAAGGTCAATCTCAAGACAGCGACTAGCACCAAGACTGTGATTTCTGATGGGAATCAAGCAAGTTCGGAAGTTTCTAAACTCGACAATATGCAAGCCTCTGTGACCAAGACTGCTACTGTCGAGCCAGTGGTCACAGAAGAGGATGATCTTTTCTCTGATCTTGATCTTGATGAGGAAGTAGATGAGCAAGACCTAGAGAACGCTCAAATCCTTCAAGCGATTGATGGAGATGTTGATCCTGCACAGGGTGCTGTTGCAGTAGGTAAAGATAACTCTAAGATTAAATTTCTTTTAGGAGGTATCGAGTGGGACACCTCTAAGCATTGGAGTAAGAGAGCTAAGATCGCTTTAGAGATGTACGGTGATGACCAAGCGACTCTTGAAGCGATCATGGCTGTTGAGACTAAAGGTGTAATCACAGCCATCCAAAAGGGCATTGAAGAGGCTTAAACGCCTATATCGACTCTGTATTGCTGATACCAAACATTCCTTAGATTGCTTAGGAATGTTTGGAAATAGGGGATGTAAAGATTAGACTCTTGAACCTCAAGAGAAATCCAATCATGTTTTGCAGTCTTGCACCTCATTTTTGTTTTAATGAGGTTCGGGTTTAGGTTTGTGTTTTTGACAATGGTAATCTCAACTCCATGAATGGTGCATGAGATCACCGTTGAGGTATCGTCATCAAAGGTCGGGGGGTCAGACGACCCACATTCTTTGCAGACTTTCTCCAAGACATCTTTAAATGATGGGGAGCAATTCTGCCACCATTTATAATATGAGGGTTCACACATTACCCTCTCTTTTTCTTGTACTGTGGTGATGTTCATTCCACCCTTCCCTATAAGTTTCAATAAATTTGTTTAAAGTATCTTTCATTGAATCTTTATATGAAACTTTCTTGTCGAAAACACTCAGGGTGAGATTTTCGTAGGAATTGAAGGTTGCAGAGACATGGATTCCATGTAAATCCCCCTGTATGTACCAAGGGTCACCACCCCTTAAAGGCTCAACCCCGTCCCTACGATCCACCCCCAACTCCTGTAGGATTTGGTCTGCGTATGCGTACTTGAACTCATCGCAGTCGAGAACATCGACCTCAATTTTTGTCATTCCATTTTTCTTTGTGGTAATCATGTTTACCTCCTTACTAGTTATATATAAAGGGTTACGCACATGATAACTCAAGGGTACCCAGAATCTACTCTAAAGGATTTCTCTAAAATAGACTTCGATCTTCTTCTCAAAGACTTGACCAAATCACTTCTATGGATCGCTTTCTAGCTCGAACTAGTTTGATCTTCTCTCGGTTTGGATTGTGATTTTTCAGTCTTGGATTTCTCCTTGCTTGTTTTTTTAGGTTTGGGTTTGTTCATGTGCTTAATTGCTTCGAGACACCACATCGCTTATTCCTTTCAAGATATTTAAAGTTATACAGCTTTTACGAAGGATTTGAGCTTTACATTTTTTATTTGAGCTTTTCCATCTTCTTGGGCCAATGTTCATCTTTCAATTTGTTTAGGTATTTATCCTGTCCGTTTATAGCGTCTAAAGCGATGCTAGTCCCATAGAAGTATTCATCAAAGTCAGGGTTCTCTAAAAGTAGTTCTGCTATCTCTTGCTTTTCAAAAGAGCCTTGATACTGATCGCTTTCCTCGTTGGTGATGTAAACAATACAAGAAACACCATCAGGGTTCTCCTTCGTAAAAGCTGTCAAAGTCCTTCTCAAGTACATACTTGTACTTGTTCCATTAAACCCTTCTCTTTTGTCTAACTCTTTTAAAATCTCTTCCGTTTTCTCGATAGGGTATTCATATAAAGTGCCTTCCATTCTTCCGTAGGGTACAGTTCCAAAAACAAGGTGACCCCTACTCTTGGATTGCAGATTCAAATTTCTTGAGATTCCATTAATGAAAGCCTTTCCTTCATTACAAATGTCATCTGAAGAAATCGGCTCATACATCAAAGACCCATAGGCAAAAACTTTTAGTGCGTTTTTATGCGTGGATTTTGGTTTAACCTCTAATGGGTTTAAGTCTACATTCTCAAGAACTACTTTACCGTCTTTGCTTTCATGCACCTTCTTAACGCAAACCTTACATTTTGCTGGGCCTTTGAACTGCTTTTCATACCCCTCATAAATAGCATCCTCATCAATTGTAATAATCGTCATCTTCTTTTTTGAAGGCTCAAAAATAATCTGATTGCTAGTGTACATATCCACTTTACGAACAACATTAAAAGGGTTGTCTATCTCTTTGATTCTCTGTTTGTATAGTTTTCTAATCATGTCCATAGGAGATCTTAGACGAGATTCTAACAACTTATAGGTCTTTTCTTGCCTTTGCTTTGAAGATTCAAGAGATTCCCCATGTGTATAACCTGCATCGGGATGTCTCGCTCCATGATTTGTCCTCACAAAGTTTTTGTCTACAATCTCTTCTACTTTTGCCTCATGTTGACTTGTCATCTCCACTATAAAAGTGTTTTTGTGATCAGTGACTATAGTATGACCTCTCACACCCTTTCTGTAATTCGTCATACGATCCACAGCTTCTAAAAGAGACTTACATTTCAATGCCTCTAAAAACCTCCAAGCGTCTTTAGAAAACCGATTACGATCTCCAGGTAAACGCTTCTTACCCTCTTTTTCATCATGGTTTACAGCTAAAGCCGCATTCGTTATGCAAATGCCGTATTCATTCATTCCTTCTACCCAACCAGAGATTGTATCTTGAAAGTACACAATCTCTGTTCCATTATCTGCAATCACATGGAATACCTTAAAACTAGGGGTGTAGTTTCGATCCCTGTTCTTAAATACTACTTTTTTATCGTTCAGATGAGTGAGTGCAATTACACAAGCGTCTTTTTTCATTTTAACTCTCCTTGTCTTCTATTATCTATGACAGAGATATAAAACATTTATAAGAATCTTACTTTAAGAACCCGAATGTGTAGACACCATGCTCAAGGCTTTTAGCGAGCTGTTGATGTTTTACCCTTAAGGACTCCCACTTAGCTTTAAGTGTAGGCTCAGTATACCACATTTTCTTATGTTGATAGATACCCGCATCCCAAGCGTTGAGATGGAGATCAATCTCCTTACCTTTCTCAATGACTTTTGATGTCTTAGACCTCAGCTCAAAGCTCTCAACAAAAAGATCGTTTAGATCGCTCATGATCTCTTGAGCAAGAGGTGAAAGGTTAAGCGAGGGTAAGACATGGGAAAAGTAAGGGTCGCCATTCTTAGTCCATTCTGATGCGTCTACGAGACCACCCTCATGGTGAGAGGGGATCGGATTTGCTTTGGCATCACGATAAAGGCTTCTAGCACTCTTATGTGAGCCATACAGGTCAAGAGCTTGTCTTCGAGTCATCCAAAAGAAATGGTTGTGGATGTTATGAGTCTTACCTTTGTACTCGACATCTCTCATAGAGGTCATGTTGTTAGAACTATGAAGTAGAGCATAAACATGGCAGTCATCTACCCATTGTTCATAACCTTCTTTCTCAGTCTGAGGAGCTAGATATTCGTCTTTGTCATTTACCCAATTACCCTTTACGAGTTTTCGTGCTGAGAAAAGAGCGATAGATCTACGCCAACTTCCCCCTGCAAGAGTGGGGATAGATCTCATGTTTGAGTAAGGGGGTAAGGAGGCAAAGTAAACAAGCTGGTTTTTGTAAGGAGAGTTGGAGTCGTTTATAAAGTAGATTAGTCCTTTTGGATCATGCTTCGATTTTTCATCAGAAATCATTAGTCCACTTCGACAGGTCAAGTATTCAGATTTTTTAGTTGTGCTGTTCTTTACACCTACCCATTTAGAAGCCTCTCTCCCCGTTGCCGAATACAAGTCTTTCACCCCAAGAGAAATAATATTCTCTTCTACAACATCTTTCAGAGTGAAGGGGAGATCTTGATTAGCTTCAGTAGTACCCTCATTCCAAAGAGTAAAACTCACACCCCAAGCTCCACTAACATCTGCAAAATGAGAGGCTTGAAACATGAAGCCCGACTGATAAGAATACTGTCTATACCAAAAGGTACGGAACTTAGAGAAAGAACTAGAAGTCAGAAAAGCTGGCTTACAGAACACACCTACGCTCTTTTGAGCGAACCCATACTCTGAGGCTACTTGCTCGCATTGATAAAGAAACTGAGCATAAAGCTGTTGAGAACAAGCACCTAACTTAGACTCCTTCATCAAGCTGTTCGCAATAGTCTTAGCTACGCCTTTTTTAGAAGTTCCTGTTTGACCAGCATTACTTGCGGTAGCATAAGGAGGGTTGATGAGAAATACTAATCGCTTCCCATTCTCTGCACCCTTTTTTAAGAGTTTCTTCACAGATAAGGGCAATACATTGTCAGTTCCCTCAAAGAATGGACTCTCGGATTCGGGATTCAGAAAGTCATACTGAAAGACCTCTGCACCATAATTGTACTCTTCTCTTTCCATTGCCTTTACATCAGGAGCTTCGGCAGAGGATAAGATCAGATTCTTAAAATCATAATCTCTAGTTAAGTTACCTGTACCTGCACAACAATCCCATACGATACAGTCATCTTTCCACGACTCCCCCAACACTTTATCCATCTCAGAATGTGCCTCATCAACCCATAAAGTAGGTGTATAGAACGCACCTTGTCTACGTCTTGTATCATCTTCTATGATACGATCTCTCATTGAGACAAGCTCATCTATTTCTTTAGCAGATAGCCCTCGCTCTCTTCTCTCAAAGAACCCTTTCATAGCTGAGAGATTAATCTGATAGTTTTTACCCCCCATTACCAATGTGTTCTTTTTAGAAGGGTGTTCATAAGCATGGTGGTCATCTGAATCAGAGTAGCAGACGCAACCATAAAAAATATCTGCCATCTCAACAGGTTGGTATTTATCTTTGGGGATAATGTGATCTACCCAATATTGGTACATGGCAGACAAATTATTCTTAGAGGGTTTCACCTTGAACACACAACCATCTGCAAGAGATTCACATAGTTTCTTTAAGTGATCTCCATCAACAGAGAGAGTCTTTTCAAGGTGAGCATCAATTTCTACTTTAAGAGCAGGGTCAGGATCACTCGGTGCTTTTGACCAATCAATTTCTGCGTTCAAGAACTCTTTCACTGAGTCGAAAGAAATCGCAAAACAGTAAGAATCATCCCCTATGAAGATCACATTCGGTGTTTCTGTATCTATGCTTTGAAACTTTTTACAGTAGTACAGAGCTTGAGCAAGGACTGAGGATCGAACCTCTTTCTTAGTAAGGTCTTTACCGAACTTCGCCTCTAATAAAACCTTAACTGAGGTCTTGTTAGGTGTTGACCATTCTATTACCCCATCTGTTTGCCAACCTCTACCTTTAATCGTAGTAAAGTGAGACTTTGTAGCTTTCTCTAAAAGCTGTCTAAAATGACTCTCAACGTCTTTTTCAGCATTAAATTTCTTTGTGTTCATATAAACTCCTTTCGAGTTCTTTTTAGTTCTTTATAAAAACAGGACGTAGGATGCTCGTAGGAACGACCCAATACCGTTCAGACACCCCTACCCCCCACTCACTTAAAGTGGTCGTATAAGGCTCGCTTTTAAGAACGACCCCGTTCACCTCTAAAGTCGCCCCATTAAG